CAACCACATGGGTAGCCAACTTTGGGGCTGACAGTTCATTTGCTGGATCGGTTACAGCACAAGGCAATAAGGACGGTAACGACAAAGGCGATTTCTATTACACCCCACCCTCTGGATTCCTTGCTCTTTGCACAGATAATCTAAGCACACCAGAGATCGAGTTGCCGGGTGAGCATTTTAATACGGTTCTTTATTCTTCGGATAATACAAACAATAGAGCAATAACTGGTGTTGGTTTTCAACCTGACTTATTGTGGATTAAACGCAGAAATGGTACATCTAGTAATACTATATACGATGTTATTAGAGGAGCTTCTGACGCTGAGACATCAACTTTATATACAAATTCTAATTCTGCGGAAGCACTTACAACTGATGAGCTTGATTCTTTTGATTCTGATGGCTTTACCATTGATACTGGTATTAATGGCACTGGACAAACGTGGGTAACACATAGTTGGAAGGCCGGTGGTACTGGAGTATCCAACACTGAAGGAAGTTTAGATGCCACTGTTAGCGCAAATACTACTGCTGGATTTTCTATAGTCAGAATGGATGAGGATGGCACAGGTGGTACCGCAACAGTTGGTCATGGCCTTTCAAAAGCACCAGAATTAGTTATAGGCAAACCTTTTGATGCGGGGGATCACTGGAGGGTTGGTTCTGATTATCAAGCTTCTTGGGCAACGCCGATGAGGTTAGACACCACTGCTGCCGAATATTCTGGCCCCGATTGCTTTGATAGTACAGCACCTACAGCAACTTTGGTGACTATGGGTTCAGACGGATTAAACAATACAGGTTATAGAAGTATGCTTTATTGTTTCCACTCGGTGGATGGTTATTCAAAGATAGGTAGCTATGAAGGGAACGGAAATTCAGATGGCCCATTTATCTACACAGGATTTAAACCCGAGTTTTTCCTAATAAAAAATATTGATGCCATTGAAGGATGGAATATGTGGGACGGAACAAGAGAGCCTTATAATCAATTATCAAAGAAAATATCTCCTAATACAAATGATGCTGAATATACAGCTAATACTACGACTTACGCTATAGACTTTTTAAGTAATGGTGTAAAGTTGTGGACAAATTATTCCGCTGTAAACGCGTCTAATACATTTTTATATTATGCGGTTGCTAAAAGCCCATTTAAATACTCAAACGCGAGGTGACAATTATGTGGTACTCAGAATCAAAAGGATTGGTTAAAACTCCTAGAGCAATAACCGTAAATGATGTTCAACACCCCGCTAATGTGTTCAGGTTATGGTCTAAGGATGAACTAGCAGCTATTGGTTTTCGACCAGCTAGGGTTGAGGTTCCAGATAGCAGATATTATGATACTGGAGTTGAAAGTCACAATCTTGTCGATGGTGAATGGGTAATATCTTATGCCTCTATAGAAAAGAATGTTGAAGATTTAAAATCAGATCTAATAGCTAAGATAAAGAAAAATGTTGGTAATGCTCTGTCTGATTCAGATTGGCGTGTAATTAGAGAAGCCGACGGTGGAACAACTATGACAGACGTTTGGAAAACGTATAGAAACGAGGTTAGGGCCCATGGTAATAGTCTAGAATCTGGTGTAGAATCGTTTGCTAGTTTGCAGGCGATCAAGAACTTCCAGAACCATGATATAATAGAGGTTCGATATGTAGATGTAGATGGCTCCCCAGGTACAGATACAGAAGATATTAATAGAACTGTAGATAAGACCTATTGGGGTTGGCCCACAGCTCCAGATGCTGTTGTTGATCCATACCACAAGGAATATAAATGAAGTGGTTAATTCCATTGTTGTTCCCTTTAATAGCTTTAGCAGGACCACCTAAAGATGCTGTAACTGTTATGCGGCCGTATCCATCTATTTGCACGCCTGCACTAGAGTCTCTGATGTTAGCTATGACGGTAGATTATGCTGTTCATGTATCAGCAACATTTAAGGAGAGTGAAACAAGTTATGTAATGATAGTTGAAAACCCTAATACTAAAACTATGGCTGTAGTTCATGTAAATGTAGATGGTAAAGCTTGTTTAGTATTTAGTGGATTAGATTTAAAGAAGTTTGAAAGACCGATGGCATGCCGCCTCCATTGGTAGATATAAATAAAGATCAAGATGTATGAGCAAAGAGGAACCTATAAGCTTAAGTGATCGTACTTCAGTTGGAATGCCTATAAGAAACCTGATAGGTTTAATAGGTACGATATGTGTAGGAGCTTGGGGTTATTTTGGTATTTTAGAGAGATTAAACATTGTTGAAACTAACCAAGTTTTGATGCAAGCTGATCTTACTAAAAATACAGAGTTTAGAATAAAATGGCCTAGAGGAGAACTAGGAGCGCTGCCAGCAGATGCTGAGCAGTTTATGTTAATAGAGCATTTATCTGGAGAGTTTGAGAAATTATTAGATAATGTTGAGAGTGGTAATGCACCTTTTGATAGGCAGCAAGCATTAACTTTGGATTTTTATCGACAAAGAATAGAGGCTTTAGAGCAGAAAGTAGAAATACTTAAGGATAAAGTAGCACAAATTAAATCACAAAACGGGATACATTAAATGGAAGTCATGTTCGTATTATTGTTGTACATGAATGACAATCTTAAGGAATGGATGGGTCATTGGGAAAATCCTAATACCGGTAAATGGGAGGAAATGGGAATGAGCGGGTGTTTGAGTATGAAACGCACCCTAAAACGAAACGGATGGAAAGATACAGCATCCGGTAAAACCAGGTTCACTTGCGAAAAGCGTACAGTTGAACTAAAAACAAATAAAGAGGGGCAAATAGTTGTCGCAAAAGTATTATGAATCATTTATACGACATACAGATGACGTGGTTCCAACATGCAAAATTTGCGTGGAAAATGGCATTAAAATTGTTTCTTTTATCGTTGACTGCTTTGGTTCATGGGTTGTTACCTTTTACTTTTATGTACACAACTTCTAAAGGTATAGAAAAGTTAGCAAAAGATATTAATGAACAAGCTCTACAGAATAATCCCCATTGAATCATGACAATAACTCAAGCAGCACAACTGAAAGTAGATCAGACTCTACGTGGAGAAGGGTATTTAGGAATACATCTAGAAGGTGGAGGATGTTCCGGCTATCAAATAAAGCTGTCGCCCACCACCTCTCTTCCAGAAGATGCAACGAAGCTGTCAGAAACGATATTCTCAGATGCCACCTCTTTGGAGTTATTAGGTGATGCGAAGATGGACTGGATAGATGATCCGTTTAGACCAACGTTTCATTTTACGCCACCTACGGGAGCTAGCTCTTGTGGTTGTGGCAACAGTTTTACAATATAGGAGGTTATATGCAGAAATGGAAAGAATTAAGTCCTGGAAAGAAAAGATTTTACGCGGCTGTAGGTATTATAATCGTAGTAGCGGTAGTAGGCTGGGTCACTGGCTGGTGGTCATCGCCGGATGTGCCTGTGCAGTAGGATGTACAACGATGAAGAAAGCGGGGATAGTATCCCTGGGGGCGGGGTCGGGTGCTCTTGTAGGCAGTGTATTAGGTACGGGTGCAGTTGCACCGATAGTGGGCGCCACGACAACTGCGTTTGTGACAGATGTAATTACGGAGGCGACTCCGATTGGTGGGGGAGGAAAACAAACTATGAGTAATTGCGCACCAGATAACTTCTGGACATTATTAGGTTCTCTTGTGGAAATGGGTGGTTGGTTGCTTATACTCATTTTTATAGCTCCAATGATACTAGGTTGGATATTACCTGGACCGCTTGAGAAGAAAAAGAAATCTAAAAAATGAGGCTAGTGTATGCCATCAATGTCATTTCAAGACTTTAGGACTGGCGTAGATAGAAGAAAGTCCCAACAGATAGTCGATCAAAGAGGTTTATACGATTGCAAAAATGCTTTCGTAAATAACGGCTTTGCTATCAAAAAGAGGTCTGGATTAGATACTATTTTATCCAGTGCTTTAACGGCTAATAGTAAAGGTCTTTTTGAATTTGATGAAGCGTTATATGTAGTTTCTCATGCTACTTCTGGCAACCAAACGCTGGCTGGTTACGGCGTTGGTAGTGGTTATCCTATCAGTACCACTCTTAAAACTCTTGCTGCTCCTAACCCAAGTAATGGCAGTGATACAATAGCTTACGTTTGGCAATTCTTGATATTTAATAATAAGATTTATTTAGTTGTTGAATATACTAGCGGAACTATCAGACATCACTACGGTACAGCTGCTCAGTTTATAGCTGGTACTAACGTTGCTATAACAGATACCAATTGTCCTAATGGTAAATCAGCAGTAGTCCATGATTCTAAGATTTATGCTGTTCAACCAGAAACAAATAATCCAGCTTATGTTAAATATTCAGCAACAGAAGATCCAACCAATTGGTCAAAAGTGGGAGACTCTAGTGGTTTATTAGGTTTGCCAGCTGGCTTAGAAGCCATTGGTAATGAGCACGTAGTTGCTGTTACTTCTTATAGAGGGTTTCTAGCTGTGTTTATGCAGAATAGTATACAACTATGGAAAACTCATCCTGATCCTGGTTTAACGTCTTTAGATACTACAGTTGATAACGCATTTATAGAGTTTCATAACTCTATAGCCCCAATAAACGAAGATGTATTTTATCTTAATACTACTGGTATACATTCTGTTGGTCAGAAAGTATATACAGATACAATGGCTACAGCTGACGTTGGTTCTCCAATAACTGATCTGGTTAAAACATCTATAAATAATTATGCTGGTAGTTATGAACCTAAAGCTATATTTTATCCGGGTGAAAATCAATATATTTTAGTTATCGGGAAAGATATGTTTGTTTTTACACATTCAAAAACCGTTGATTTAAAAGCGTGGACAAGATATGTTATACCAGATGCTATAACAGATATAGCTGCCTATAGAAATTATTTATTTTTACGTGGTACTCAGTCTGGTGGCGCTGAATTTGTTTATTCTTTTAATCCATCATCTTATCAAGATGTTTTGAATACTACTACTACAGCTATAGATGTAGAGGTATTAAGTTCATATAATTCTCTTGGTCAAGCAGGTACTTGGAAGCAGGTATATGGATCTGATGTTATATTTGAAGGTACAGCTAATCTTCAACATAGATGGGACTCTAGAAGCCCTGCGTTGGAGACTACCGCGTTCTCTTTAACAGATGATACTAGACCAGGATTACTTATTCCAGTAGAGTTAATGACAACAGAGATTAGTTATAAGATAACTCAGTCAGCTAATTCAGACTTTAAACTTAATGGCTTAACATACTATTACAACCAATTGGGGTTATTCTAATGGCTATAAGAAGAAAAGCAGGAACAGTTACTTTTGGTGGACCAATCAACATGGGTTTAAACCAACCAACAAGACCTGGTTCCGGACAAACTACTCAACCAACGGTAATTAACCAAGGTTTAGTACAAAGACCTACAGGTTCAGGACCATCAACGGTTACTCTTCCTGGTACAGCTACTGGAGTTACTCCTAGACCTGGTAGCACTTTTACTACTAATCCTTCTACTAATCAACCCCTTGTTCATCGTCCACCTGTACCAACCGCTCCACTTCCAATTGAAACCCCAGTTGCTCCAACATCTGAAAACGAATGTCTTAAAAAGGGTGGAAGATGGGTTGACGGCGCTTGTCAGATGTATGACGTAGTTGCTGAGTATCAATACCAAAACCCTCAACCTACTCAACCGCAACAACCATCTGAAACAACTCTACATGCTGGTCAAGTGCAGGTTGGTCACGACCTAATCGCCGGGATGGTAAATGCTGGAGTGTTTGATGCTTCTGGTTATGGTGCTGCCATGAATAAATGGAAACAAGCAGAGATAAGTGAAAGAGATAGAAGAGAGGCATTGAAATTAGCCCAACATGAAGCTGCTCAGGGAAGATCTTTTAGCGCTAACCATATGGATGAATTAAAACTTCAAGCAAAAGATGTTAGTCTACAAAGAATTGCCGCAAAAACAGAATCCGAAGCAGCGCAAGCAAAAAGAGAACAAGAACTTTTACAACGAAAACAAAAATTAATTGAATTAGCTAATCTAGGTGTCTTAGCTCCAGGGGCTGGAGTTGGTTCATTTACTCCAGGCGCATTTAGTCCAGGTCTTGCTGGTCAACCAAATTTTGGTTTAGGTACAGCACCTATACAAACTGATATGCCTACAAATTGGCCTGGTAAAGAAGGTGGTTCTGCGGCTGCTGCAGAAGATAGACCTGATCCAGATGCTGCATACACAGATTCAGCTGGATTTGAATGTACAGTTGGTGATAAAGATAATAACGATCTTTGTCCAGCTAATCCAAATTATACACACAAACCTGAACGAGGGAAGGTGGCTTAATTATGGCTATAAGAGATAATAACATGAATTCTTCGCGGTGGGATCCGGAGACTTGGCTGACAG